GACAACTCTTTGCTTGGTCCACCTTCCAAATCTTCAGCTGTCTGTCTTGATAGTCCTTTTCTTACTTCAGCCAAACGAGGATCCATCTGTGCTTCAAGACTGCGAGATTTATAAGCATTTATTTCTGCCTCGCGTGCAGCAGTTCTCTGAAGAGCATCTATTTTCTGTGCTCGCATTTCTGGCGTCATCTGGATTGAAATGTCAGTGATGCCTTTTCCCAATCCCAACCCAGCAATCATTGTTGGAGCTAGAAGTGGATTTCCTGGATCTGTTTTTACTGATGGCGTTCCTCCTCCCATAATTATCCTCCTATAACATAAATTTCGCGTTGCATTTTTACAAAGCCTTGGTTTTCTATCATATCTTTTGGGAATGTTATTCTTGTTTCGTCGATTGGCACTCCAATAAATCCTTCTCCAGCACTCACAAACTGACAGTGCGATTTGAATCCTTGAACAACTTCAATGACAGACCTTGGAGTTGTAACTTCAGGATGAAAAGCAGGAAAAGCCACAGGGAGATAAAATATGTCAGCATAACCGAATGTTTTATCGTCGCGCTCAAATGCGAATAACTTGGCATTACGCTGTGGAACAATTGTGTGGTCGAAGCTGGCAGCAAATTGCTGCATCTTTACAAAGTCATCACTGAATGGAGACACTTCTACGAATTTCGTTTTCATTAGCGTGTAGCTGTTACTACCACTGAGACATCATTCATAATATTTGTTGCACCTACAGCTGTTGCTGAATAAACTCTAAACCTAAGAGAAGATGGCGACTTCCATTGGTTGTATGGAAGGAGTGCACTTCCAACCCACAAAGCTCCTGTGCCATTTGTTCCTGCTGATCCTGTCCAAGAATAAGACGTGTCTGTGAATGGTGTTGCGAATGTCAATCTGTAATCTCCAAGTCCCAGTCTCGTCAATGAACATCCATAAATTGACCTAACTCCGTCGGATGAAATATTGAATGTATTTACGCCAGTCTGAGTTGTTATTGCTGCACCAGAAAGCATCTTGAATTCAAGTTGAGTTGCAGAAAGTGTTTTTGTTATTTGAATTCCAAGCGTAGAAACATTCACTCCGCCAAGTGTTGCTCCTGCCACACCACCAATACTTGGAATTTTAAAAATCATGCCAACAAAACGATCTCCTTCAAATGTCGTTGTGTTTGTCATCGTCCAAGTTCCAAGATCACTAAGTGCTGTGACAGCGAGTGTTGATCCAGTGGCTGCTAAAATTGTTCCACTGGCAACAATTGTTCCTGCTGTGCACACTAGTGTTCCTGCTTCCAAGAATGCTGGATCAAAATTTATTGAAGCTGAATTTATGCGTTTCTTTACATTCTTTGTATAATCAGAATTATCACTTAAATTCGCATATTCAACGCCAGCATTCGGCAATTGAGATGTTACAAATTTTGTCCCTCGCAGCGTAGCAGGTGTCACTATCTGTGTCGCGTCGGTTCCTGCATCAACAATTGCCTGCGTCGCAAGAAATGCAACACCCTTCACTGTTTGAGTTGCTGGAGGATAGGAAAATCCAGTTCCACCAAGCGTGTATGATCCTGGTGGTATACCAGTTATAACAAGATCTATCGCAAAAAATGCTGCAGTCGTGCTAACTTTAACAACAATTGGGCTTGTTTGAGAATAAACTGCAAAAAGAATTCCTGTGCTTGTTATTATTCCAATTTCTTGGCACGTATATGTGTCGGTCGTTTGGTCAGAAACTGTAAAATGAATCGTGTCTGGTGCTGGATTTGAAAAACCAGAAGGAGTTATGGACTTGATTGGAGCTTGAAGTGCAGTCTGAGTTGGCGATGGAGTGTATCCAGCATTTCCGATTTGAATCGTTGAAAGGACGACTGGGCCAAGTGTCCCTGCTTGTGCAATTGCAGCTTTTCCGACATTTGTTATTACGAAATTTAGAGCCATGTTATTTTAATAATTTGTTATGAAATTTTAAAAAGACAACAGAATTAAATAATTGTTTTTGAGAAAGGTGATCCTGATGTTATTGCCACAGGAGACGTTCCATCTCCCCAATTTATAAAATTTTGCTGTCCGTCTGTTGTCAAAATAATATTTGATATTGAAACTCCAGCTGCAGCATCAAATGTCCAGAATATTGGAGATGAAACAAAGTCAAATCTCTCCCATGTTATTTGCTGCAACAGTGCAAAATTGTTAATCTCTCCCTCGAAATCTACAGTAATGCTCACAAGTGATCCTGAAGGGAGAGGTGGTATGACAGGAACTTCTGAAGAAGTTGAAATTGAATTCTGTGGAAGGATTATTTTCTCTTCTGCAAGTTGAATTATAAATCGCAACAACTTGTTTGAATTTAAAGATGTCAGCGAGCAAGGAAGACAATCGTCATCATTTGTTCCCTTGATGGCTATTGAAGAATATAATGAAATTGGAGGCTTGTCAGAAAATGGACTTATAAATGCACTTGGAAAAGTTTTTTTATAATTTTTTATGTCTATTGCAGAAGGCATATTATTGACAAGTTACTCCAGAGTTTACATAATCCTGTGCTAGTATTAATGCATTCACATCAGCATCAGTTTGACTTATTTGGCTTCGATAGACTCCGCCAATTGAATAAGCAAAAAATGAATCTATAAAATTGCCAGAAAGATCTAATCTTGCAAATCGACTGGATGTGTCTCCATCGTAATCAGTAAATTTCCCAACAACAATCAACTTATTGTCATTTATAATTATCTGGTTCGCAACATCATCAAATCCAGAACCAACGATGAATGAAGTGTCAATGGCTCCATTTGAAAGTATTTTTACAATCCTATTTCTTGGAGTTCCATTGTATGAAATAAAAGAACCAACAGCATATACCTTGCCAGTTGTGTCAATTATTATAGATTTTGCAGCAACACCAGAACCAAATCCAGAACCAACATTGAATGAAGAGTCGACTGTGCCATTGGCAAGCAGCCTGACTATATTATTGTTTGAATTTATTCCTATGGATGAAAATATTATTTTCCCATCGGATTGAAGTGCCAAAGCGTAAAATAAATTATCTGGAGCATTATGCTCGTAGTTTGCAAATGAAGTGTCGTTTGTTCCATCTACATTCAAACGATGAACAGCAACTTTTGAGTTTGTCGTAAAGCCTGCAATTATTAGTTTCCCATCTGGTTGTTCAATGAAATCTCTTACAGTTGTAAATGGGATGCTATATGTTTTGGCAACTGTCCCATTGGCATTCAATTTTATAATTGGCGATATTCCTGAATTTCCATTGTAGCTCGTAAATGTCCCAGAAACAAAAATTGATTGACCATCATTTGCTATTTTTACTTTCCTTGCAGCCCCAGAAGGAAATCCTGCTCCAAAAGTTACAGCTGTGGATAGTGTTCCACTTGATGTTAATTTTACTATCCCGATTCTATTTTCTCCAGAGTATTTTTGGAAATCACCGACACATATTGAAGATCCATCAGAATAGCTTGCTATTGAATATACATTGTAACTTACAGAAGGATCCAGTGGATTGAATGGTGTATTTACAAATCCATTTGAGACAATATTCACAGGAGTGAAATTTGTAAGCCTTCCACCATTCACCAATTCTTTTGCTGTTATTTTGCCTTGGAGTCTTGTGTTGTCAAACCAAAAGTTTCCAACTAAGACGAATTTGTCTGAAATTGCGGATATTGAATTAACTTCTTCATTCAGCGTGCTTGAGCAAGTCCCAGGAGCGAATTTTACAGAATCATAATAGCATGGATATCCTTGAGCAATGACAGCAAGCTGATCTTCTGCAGCTTTTTTTGCTATTGCTAAGGCTTGCAAATCTGCATCATCTTGTGATACTTTCGATCTATATGTTGCAACTGCATTAACAACAACTGGCCCAGTAACAGAAGGCGAAGGACAAAGTCTTTCTGCCCTATAAGACTGAGTTGATATAAAGAGCGAAGCGACAGAATTTTCAAATCTATCACTTGTCCTAATAAAGTCTTCTGCTCTTTTATAAGAATGATTTATTCCCTGCTCATCAACCAGACAAACTTTTGTTTCATTCTCTTCACACCTTCCATCTGAACGCTCTGGGTGTGGCTCCATGAAAAGTCTTATGGATTCAACTGCAAGTTGACCGCACCATCTCACCAAAAGGCTGAACGCTTTGTCGATGCTTTCTACATTCTCATTTTCACAAGTTGGACAATTTATATCAAGATTTCCGTATTCGGTGATAACTCTGCGACTTTGTTTTCTCAGCTCGCCAAGTTCTTCAGATGCGCTGTCTGATATATTTGCACCTGCATCATCAATTGAAATTGGTGCGATAATTTCTTTGCACAGAACATTCTTATAGCCACCACGCATTCCTCTGTAATCAATCCTGAGAGAAACATCACCAGCAATTTCAATAAGATTAACATCAGAGTATAAAAATACTTTTAAATCATGCCCATCCCCCATCAATCTTGTTTCAAATTCACAATAAATTGGACGACGGAAATTCTGCAATTCATTATCAGCACCAAGCTCAAAAAAAGAATCTTCTCTTTCTGGCATGAATGCTTCCCATATATGATTGTGGCTTCCGTCTGACAGAGAATTATAATCGACTGATGCAGCAAATGCCCTGCGTCTACTTGCTATGCTTGCAGAGACCCACTGCACAGGTCTTATTCCAGTCCACACACTTGACCAAGCAGGTATCTTCTCAGCAGAAGCTTCGCTCATTGTTGCATAATCAAGAACGAATGTTTCTGAATTTAAATTCTCATTTACTGGAGCAGAAACCAGCAAATAATTCTCAAAACTCAGAGAACATATTCCAGACTGATCAGAAGCAAGTGACTGTTTGCTGAATGCCATCTCAGCATCTCTAAAATTGATCTGACTGGTTAAATTTGAAGATGCTGCAGCATCAGAAGATACAAGACCGCCAGCACTATACCACCACATCAGCCCAGCCTGAAATGTTATGCTCCTTCCTGCTATGCATCCTGTGCTTGGGAAAAGAATTGATTGAAAATTAGGAGTTGATGCCCATTTTATTCTATCTCTTATCCCAGCTTGTATGACTTCACTTCTGTTTTCTGTAAAAACAGTAAGAATTTCAGCCCTGTTGTCGCCAACGAATCCAACAAGACCAGTCACATCTTTTGAAAAAAGAAAATCTCCACGACTCGATCCAGCTGTTCTTTCTGAAAATTTTAGCGGATCAAAAAGATCTGAAGCGACGACAACTTTCCCTCTTGCCAACCACAACCTTCCTCCTGAAAAAGCCATCCATGTCCCTCTTGGCGTCTGAAGATAAGGATCTGCCTCTTTCAAATGTCCTCCTTCAAAGCCATCCCAATATCCAGCTTCGCCAATTCCATCTTGTATCATCAATATATTATAACTGGGAACAAGTTGGATTGCTTGATTTGAAAGAGTTGTTACAGTTTTTTCTGCAACACAAAAATAAATCATGCTTGCATTTGGATCAAAACTTAAACTTTCAATTTTGAAAAAATCCCAGTCTTTTGGCTGTGCAAGTGGGAATGGTGCTGCATAAACAGACCCATCAACTGCAAAAACAAGATAGTCTGTTTCATACTCACTGTCTTTTGTTGATATAAAATGGCAGAGTCCTTGCAGATTTCCTGCAGGAAGTGTCAATTGATGTGCGAATCCTGGTCTTGTTTGTGCAATTCCTCCACGATTTACAACATTTACAGCTCTCCTGTATTGGTCTGGCCTTAAAAGCCAAGGATGGCGAACAGTATTCATTCCTGCAGTCCATCCTGCATCAACACTAATAAGTCTTCCTGCTGCTATATTTGGTGCCTGCATTTTATATCAATAAGTCGTCTGGATTTGACATTATGTCAGCATTTACCTGAATGGGATATATTCTTGCACCATCTATGGCTCTGTTCCTTTTATTCAAAAATTCAACAGATATTGATCTATATCTTTCAGACTCATCTGCAAATTTTCTCATCAATAACTCTTGAGATTGAACCATCATCAATATCGCCATTTTTGAATCAAGATTTATGAAATCATATTCTGTTATTAGATCGTAGCTCCTACGACGATACTTCATCCTAACCCATTTTGCATTGTCCCTGATCCTTATTCTCCTATAAGTTGGATTAGTTTCAAAAGAGGGAGAACTTCCAAGAAATGCTATATTCTGGTCTCTGCCTGTGTCCCAAGCATAAAGTCTCTTGAATCCGTCTGTCAATGGATATTGAACATTATAAACTTCTGCAACATTTACTTCTGGAACAGTAAAAGATGCTCTGTGAATTCCGTCGCCTGTTGAAAAATATGTAAGCCTTCCTGTTGTTGAAGTTGTATTTTCTGCTTCAGCTTTGCTTCCATACAACTCGACAGTGTCTTGTGAAATTGGCCTTATGAAATACGGAGTACTTGGCAAAAGTGGATCAGGAAGATCTATTTCAGTTTCTGTGCTAATTTGATCTCCAATCAAAAATGCTTGATTTGTTATATCAAGTGTTGTTGCAGCATCGACAGAAAGTGTTCTTGATATCTTTAATTTGTGAGTTCCAGAGCCAACTCCTGTGAATGAGACTTGGACACTGGCTGTTGTGTATACTTCTATTTGATCAGTAACTACAGAAATAAAGTAAGGAGCTCCAGCAACAAGAGGTTGTGGAAGTGTTCCTGTTGTTGTAAATATTGCTGGAACAAGATTTCCAAGAAATGCAGAAAACTCTATGTCCAGTTGATTGTCCCTTGGAATTATTTGAGCAGACCTTTCTGTAAATGCATAAAGATCTCCTATGCCAAGCGAAATTGCAGAAATTATTCCTGTTGTTGAAGCTGTTGCTATGGCTTCAAGATAAGACCTATAAAGTTGAACTCGTGTGTCTCCGAGCTTTCTTATATAAAAGAAATTCTGAGTATCTATTTGTGGAGATGTAACAGGAACAGCTCCTGTTGTAAATATTTTTATGGCAGACCCTGTTGAAAATGAATTTGCATTAAGCTGCCAGTCTTGTGAAAATCCAACAGAGAAAGCTCTATTTATCAATAGAAAAAGAGAGCCAGACCCTGTTGATGTGAGATTTATCGCTTCTGGTATTGATGAATTTACAGTGAATGTAGTTCCAGTCATTGGAGCACCAATGGCAGCTTCTGCTCTATAAACAGTGTCAGCATTCAATGGAGCAGGAAGTGATCCTGTTGTTGTGAACTGAATAAAACTACCACTTGCTGGCTCAAACTGAATTGTTGGAGCTGCTGTGTATCCTGTTCCTCCTGTAATCACATTAACAGAAACAATTTTGCCTCCAGAAACAGTGGCAGCAGCTGATGCTCCAGTTCCTCCACCGCCAGTTATTCTAACAATTGGAGAAACATTGTAACCTGTTCCAGCATTGCTTATTGCTATTGATGTAACTGTCTGGTTTGTTAGGGTTGCAGTTCCAGTTGCTCCAGATCCAGAAGGATTGCTTAAGTTATGTGGAACACTTGTTGTTACATTGGCAGAACTTCCAAGTGTTATTGCAGAAATTGGAATAACTTTTGAAACAACACTTATTCCTGATCCTAATGAGGTGAAAACTATTGAATTTAAATTTCCATTTGCATCTGAAGATGTGTTGTGAAGTGTTATTCTATAATCGTCTATTTTCCTAACAAAATATGTCGTATTTTCAACGAGTGGTTCTGGCATATCTCCACCAGAATTTTTAATTGTGATACTGTCTCCAGTTATAAAATTATGAAATATTTGGAAATTCAGAGTTGTTACAGGATCAAGAGCAAGAAGCTGCCGAAGTTGAAGTCCTGATCCTGGATCCGTAACATTTACAGGATCAGTTTCCAATTTTGCATCTTGAAACTGTCTATATATATTAAAATTCTCAGTTCCAGAGGTTTTGACATAAAATACATCGGATGATGCTATCTCAGGAGGATATATTGTTGCTCCAAATGAAACAATATCAAAATCATTAAGCCCATTTGCTCCAGATGTTTTAACCATCGTCCTTGCAGTTACAATTCTTTCATCAACGAGAGAAATTGAAGAAGTTGACGATAATTTTGTTATTTGAATTGGGCTCTGATTTAATTGGGCATCAAGTCTTGTGTCGTGAATTGTTACAGTATTTAAATCTGTTGCTCGGATGTAATAATAAAATCCAGCATTAAGAGGCTGTGGAAATAAACCTGAATTCGCAATTGCTTGCATTCTGACACCAGTTATCAACTTGTGATCAGTTGATGAACTGAAATATTTCATCACAGAAGTGCTAAATATCCTTTTTTGAATTCTTGTTAGAGGCTTTACTGTTGGAACTAAGTTGGAAAATTGAAGTGGAAGAAATATTCCATCCAACCAAAGACCTTCTTCTGTCTGTTGCCGAATTTGATTTCCAAATTCATCAACTCCCATTATCCTAGCAAGCAATCCTTCATCAGATCTAAGATCACATCTTGCTATAATTGGGCCAGGAACTTTTATGTCCATTGTCGTTGGGACAACGCCAACATCGTCCCAGACCCAAGGGACAACTCTTTCGTCTGTGAGTCCATCCCCATTAAGATGGAATCTGGAGTATTCATCTCTCCCAAAAACAGGAATGCCATCGATGGTCACTGCCAGTGGAGTTTCAACCTCACGTGGCAGAGTTATTGTGTTTCCATCATTGAATGTCCTTATGTCAAGGACGCCAATGTTGGCATTCCAATCACCTTCATCTTGGAGTGCTTTTACTGCATCGGTAAGACGCTTAAGAGCCTTATCGCGATCACACCTTCCAAGAATTTCGATGACATCATCAAGTATCTCAGAGACGAACATCTTTTATTTTTAAAGGCCAAGATTCGAATTTGACATTCCAGACAATTCTTGTCCGAATCCTTCAAGACCTGGAGCTTCTGCTCCAAGGCCAAGAGCTGCCATCTTCTCAGCTGCTTTTGCACCTTTCTGGTCAGCCTTTATTTTTGCTTCTGCGCCATCAAGAGCAGTGCCAAGTTGTGCGATGAATTCTTTTGCCATCTGAAATGTCGTCATTGGCATTGTGATTGTAATTTCTTCTTCCATAATATTAGTCTTCCTTTTCGTCTTCCATTTCTTTTTCAGAAGAGGACAATCCTTTTTCTATATCGTCTTCTTCTGAAGTGCTTGTGCTTTTCGAATCAAATTCAATTCCTGTAACATCAATGTCTACGGCATATTTTTCTTTAACTTTGCCATCTTGCTCTCGCTCACTTTCATTCTTTGAAACAACACGGAATTTTATTTTTGCTGTCCCTTCTGTCCCAACTTCTGGAGCTTCATCAAGACCTTCAATGTCACTGAGATAAAGTTTGGGATAATATTTTTCAGATTCAATTTCTTGAATCATGTCAATTGTTTCTTGTTTTTTCCCTAAATCGATCATATGTTTATTATTTTTAGTTTATTGTCAATGGAAACATTATTATTTATTTTCCAAAAGAAGATAAGGAATTGTTTTCTGTGCAAATCTGTTCATTTCAGAATATACAAGATTTATGAATCCATCCCATTGATCTGGATAAATTGTTTGACAGCCAGCACTGGATGTTGTTTTGTAGCCACCCTTGTGAATGTTTATTGCGATGCCAGAGTCGTCACCTTTCCCATCGCGAAAAACAGGAAGCTCTTCTCCTTTTGTTGCTGGGCGAAGAGCTGGATATCCAGGACCACGACTTATGCCATGATTTCCTTTTTTATACAAATGCAGTCCTGGTTTTAGCGATGCAATTCCTTTTTTAAATACACTCGGATCTGTGTTGGCATTGAATGATGCATGAACATTATCAGACACAACAATTATTGCATCATCATAAATTCCACGATCGTTTTTTCCAACTTCACCCATCGTGTCGAGGTAATATCCTCGGATCCCGACAATAGAAACTCCAGAATCAATGCCTGCTTTTCGCAAAGCAGTCTTTGTCAAAGATTCTTTTTGCTGTGGTCTGGAGTTTGGGACCATATTCAGTTTTTATAATCTTTAGCAAAGATCAAACCAATGCCAGCTGTAATGGCTGCAATGTGAGTTGAAATGTCTCCAAGATTTCCTTCTTCGAGGAAAGATTTTGCGATCGTCCCGAGACTTGTTATAATTGTTATGATTCCGAGTGCTGTTGTTTTCCAGTTTGTTTTCATTTTTTGGTTCCTTTTGGTTCTGGAAGTTCATAACAGAACTTGCCATATTGTGTTTCGACACACAAAGTTGGTTGCCCAAGCACTTCGCATCCCATTAAAAAAATTGATCCAAGTGCAACAAACAAAGTTATAATTATATTTAAAGCTATTTTTTTACTCATATGAGATCCAATCTTTTTTCTAGTCTTTCCATGACAACAGTGTTTCTTGATATAGTTGAATGTGCTGTTGCAATAACTTCAAGCATTTCTTTGTTATTTTGTTTCAGGTGCTGAACAAAATCATTATTCTGTTTTTCGAATTTTTCTTGCTGATGATCTATTCTCTTTTGAAGATCATCAAATCTCTTCATGAAAAATCTAATAAGAAAAACAACAAAAGCTATTCCTATGACTAAAAGAGCCACAAACATCCAACGATCATTTTGATTTGATGCATAAGTGACTGCTTCTGTAAATTGTTTTATGTCCATTTTAGCTAATTGTCAAAGTTGATGTTGTTTTGTTGTAAGACCCTGTTCTCCCTGTTGCGCCTGTTAGAGCGACAGCTGTATAAGTATTTGTCGTATCTGCAGGGAAGAATTTCCAAGTCGATCCAATGGCAGGGATACCTCCTGTAAAAGTTACAGCAAGCGGTGATGCTGTCGTAAAATTTCCTGCAGCAGTTATTGCTCCACTTACGACAGACCTTGTGAGTGTTCCTGCGCTTATCGTCGTAGAGCCATTATAAACATGCGCAAGAGTGCCAAGATTTAGCGTTCCTGCATCAACTTTTGTAAGAGAAGAAAGTCCAGAAGCTCCTGTTGTTGAAATAACACCAGTGAGTGTTGTTGTTCCTGCACCACCGAATGTGAGTGGTGCTGCTGCACCAGCAAGAAGCGATTCATTTCTTGTTATTCCATTTATGGTCAAAGTTAATGCTGCTGCACTTGCTATTCTGTTTGATGTGCTGCTGCCAACTCGAAGAACTCCAGGTCCTATCGTATTGCTCAATGCAGTGTTATTCAACGCACCTTGATTTGAGACTCCATCGCCAGAAATTGTTGTGAGTTTTGAAAATGTTCCTGCAACTGCAGGCTGTATCTGCAGAGTTGCCCCGCTGCCGACAATAACTTCAGATGATGTCCCGAAAGACAACAGGGACGTAATTCTTAAAATTCCTTGCAGGACTGATGTTGTTCCTGTGTAGTTGCTCGTTGTTCCAGAAAGAGTCAAAGTTCCTGCACCAGTCTTTTGGAGAGTTCCAGTTGTTAGTGCTATTTGGTTGCTGGCAATAATTTCTGCTCCCGAAGCAGTCGTCAAAATTAAATTCCTTGCAGTTCCAGATGTGGTTCCAGATATTGTAAAAATTCCAACAGAAGAACCTATCGTTGAATCTGCATTAAGCGTTATTGCTCCAGAAAATGTGTTATTTCCAGAACGATTCAGCAACGATCCTTCAGCAGTTGACCCAATTCCACTTATGGCAATGGCTCTTGCAAATGTTATTACTCCTGAAATTTCAAGTTGTCCACTTGGTGCAACAGTTATTGCTCCTGCTGTTCCCAAAGCTGAAGCATTTGAAATTCTAACAACTCCAGAATTTATTGAAGTGGCTCCAGTATAAGCATTCGCAGCACTAAGGATTATTGTTCCTGTTCCAGAGCAAATAATTCCTCCAGTTGTGAGTGTAATTATTCCAGAAATCGTAAGAGTTCCAGCACCACCAAGCGTAAGAGTTCTTGTGGCACCATTGACAGCTCCAGAAAGAGTCAAAGCTCCTGCTATGCTGTTAATTCTCGCATCTGCAGCCATCGTTATAGCTCCTGACACTGAATTTGTTCCAGACAAGTTGGCAAGTGCGCCGTCGCTAGCAGGACCACTCCCTGAAATCGTCAAAGGCTCGGCAGCAAGCGTAATTCCACCTTGAACTTGAAGCGATCCACCAGAATTTATTGTCGTTGCAGTGGCTATAGCTCCGAGTGCTGCAGCATTAGCAACTATAAGGTATCCTGCATTGATCGAGGTGGTGCCTGTAAATGTGTTTGTTCCAGATAGAGTCCAAATCCCTGCTTCAGACTTTACGATTGATATAGTGGCTGTTCCTGTGGCAGGAGCAGTAACCAAATTGTCTCGAATTATCCCAGAAATAACTCCTTGGCCTGTCCCAGCGAGAGTTAGAGTTCTGTTTGCGCCAACACCAGTGGTAACATTTATCTGTGCATTAAAGTTGGCAGCTGTAAATGTTAAAGTGCCAGATCCGCTAGCTTTGATTGTCGCGCCACCTGTTTCTCCTGCTGTATTGGTAAGGCTACGACCTATTTGAATTGTTCGATTGGAAGAATCCCCAGATCCACTGTAGATTAAAGTTGCTGGAACGCTAGCATTACCAATCTGAATTGCTCCAATGCTGGACGCTCCGACAGAACAAGGAACTGAATAATCTTTTATAGATGTAATTATGCAATTTCCATCTGTCAACTGAAGCCTCCCAGAGTAATTGTTTGAATTATTTGCAAGAACTAAAGTTCCATTTGTGGTCCCAAGAAGAACGTCTGTCACTCCAGAAATTAAACCTAAGACATTTATTACAGCTGTTCCATTTGTTACTCTGAAATCAATATTCCCACCACTGCCACTCGTTAGAGTTCCTTGAATATTTAAAGTCCCCAAAGTACATGCTATTCTGAGTCCTGATGTTGAAGTTATTGCTCCTTGAATTGTATTCACCCCAGAGGAACTTCTTATTGCTCCTCCTGCAGTAACACCTGCTCCTTCAGCAGAAATATTGTTTGCGATACTCGTATTGTTTATGATTTCAAGAGTTGCGCCATTAGAAACTGCAACACTTGAAATTCCAAGAGAAGAAGTGTTTGTTGCCTTAATTGTTCCGACTTGAATAAGTAAATTCCCAGAAATTGTATTTGTTGCAAACAACTCGATAAGTCCTGGTCCTAATTTTCTAAATTTTCCTGCTCCAGAAACAATTCCATTTAAAACAAGTTGTGCTGCGGAGTTAGAAACATCAACTGCTCCACCTTGATTGTCGAAAAGTATTTGTTTATTGGTTGCTCCTCCAGCTCCAGTATAAAGCAAAGTTCCTTCAGTTGTGCTTCCAATTTTTATTGGCTGAATTCCTGGACCAAGTTGTCCATTGACTCCTTCGGAATTGAAATTTGAGACAGAAATAACTCCTTCCTCTATGGATACTTGGCCTGTGAATGTATTCGTTCCAGAAAGGACAAGAATGTTTGCTCCCAATTTTTTAAGCCCTATGCTTCCTGCTCCTGTTCCTGTCGAGTCAGGAATTACATCTGAAAGCGTAAATGTTCCTGCAGCATTTTTTGTGTCAAATGCTATAATTGATCCAGCTTTGAAGCCATTATTTGAAATTGAATTAAAAAGATTCGTAACTATCGAAGAAATTTCAGAAGATGTAAATTCGCCTGTCCCTCCAACAAGCAAGCATAATATTCCTGCAGAATTTACGATTATTTTTTCTTTTATCCAATTTATTGTTTGGCCATTATACAGAGAAACAATTTTTTCAAAAGTAATGTTTCCAGACGACACTTGTATTGTGCCAGAATTTGTATTCGTCCCAACCAAAAATGTTCTGTTTGTTCCAGACTGGAAAATGTTTCCTGATCCTGAAATTGGACTTGGGACTCTTATGTTCGTGGATCCTGAAAAAGTTAAAATTCCAGCATTGACAATGGCCGATGTTGTCAAATCAGCGAAGGTGAGTTGAGAAATGTTTAATTTTCCGCCAGAAATGACTATCGTTTGTCCAGTGTAAGTGTTATTTTTATTTAGAATAACATCTCCAGAGACACTAAGGACACCTGTCCCTGAAATTATTCCAGAAAATGTCTGTTGTGTCGGTGTTGCAACAGAAAATGTTGCTGAATTTATTATATTTGCTGAATAATTCCCATTTCCAAGCGATCCAGTTGTGATTTCAAGCACACCTTCAGGAATTTCTGTAGTTCCAGAGTATGAATTTATTGCTTTTAGGGATAATTTTCCTGCTCCTATTTTTTTGACTGATCCTGCTCCTATTATTTTTTGATTTATATCAGAATCCAGCACATATCCTGATATAAACGATATAGGAGCTCCATTTGCATTCGTCAAATTCAATGACTGGCCAGCAAATCCATTGATAAATGTCATCAAATTTGTATTCCGAATTGTCAACTCGACAAGATTGCGGAATATTGAAACATCGACAAATCCACCTATAGAAGTAGAAAAAGATCCGAGATCAATTTTGAGAATTCCATTTGGATTTTGAATTGAAACGGATTGAGCCATTTTATTTTAAATTAAGGAGCCGAATTTTTATACGGATGCCCTGCTGGAAGACTCGACTGAAGTCCCCACTTCCAAGCCAAATATCCTTCGACAATCTCTGCGTTAGAATTGCTGGCAAATGCAACAATCTCAGCAATAAAACCAGTCATGTCGAGTCCTTCAGTTTCATTGTGCCCGAATTGCATAGTTGTGAAAGAATTTGTTCCGACATTGCCAGAATTCGTTTGAGTTCCATTGACTCTCCATGTGCTTGATGCAGCATTGAATCTGGGCAAAAGTAAATATGCCTGATCTCTATTTGATATTATGCTTGCAGGGAATGGCTGATTAACTCCAGCATTTGATCCGCCAAGAATCTCAAATATACTAGAAGCATTTACTCGCAAAGACATTCTTTGTCCAAGTGCTGACGAAGTTGTTCCAGCCAAAAGGAATGAACCAGCTGGAGAAGCCGCATCAAATCGAGCAATGATTGCAATATTTAATGGCGTTGTAGATTGACTATAGGTAAATGAATTGTTGTCAAGACAATTATTCCCAGTCCATGCAAATACATTTCGGCCATTTAGGGTTCTTGTTCCTGTCAATGGGCCAGGATTTGCTCCATCTCTTGTGAGTGTCCGATTGTTGCCAGACTTGTCTAAAACCTGTGTGACTTCAGTTCCTGATGCGGTGATTGTTGATGCATCTGAAGGATCATACCAAAAAACTGTAGAAATCTCCGATGGGCTCCAAAGTGGCCAGACGCGAGTGCTGCCGAGATAAGCTCTCGAAACAGAAGTTGAGCCAATTTTTAATTCCGTCGCATCGATTAGATTTGGCATTATGGAATGACTATGTAAAGTGTATTGGCATCAGGCGATCCTGGCATGGCCGTAACCCTTTCAATTTTAGCAACGCCACTTACATTTTGAACTGCGCCAATATCGGAAGGACTGAGAACATCAGTTCCTCCTGTGGCATGCTGAGTTTTATGTATCCCTGGAATTGTCAAAGCTACAGAGCCAGTTTGGCTTGCTCCTGCATTAACACTAATTGAAGAAACTCCAGAAGTCCCACCACCACCAGAAGTTGCTTGTTCAATCGCAACAATAAGCAACCTTCGCCACTCAGCAGTATCCAAAACAGGAGGGATTTCAGAAGGATCAATACCTGCAGCAAGCAGCGTAAGTTTTCGGAATTCAGCAGTGTCGATTGCACTCATATTGTATATAAAATTTTAGCCACAGAGAGATTTGAACTCTCTGTGGCTAGTTTAATTTAACTTACAGACCAGTTGAAGAGCTGCCTACGCAGTTCTCAAGACCAGTGTTGAAGGTGCAACGCTTGTAAGCAAACGGAACAACAGCATGTGGACGGATCGGCTGATAAGCACGACTAATCTGATAGATGTGTTGACCGAAGTCAAGGAACAAGTTGCAATCGTTATCACGCTGAGCAACCCACTCGAGTTCACCCATCGCGAGCTGCGGAGCGAACTTGAAAGTTCCTTCGCCAGAGTAACGCTCAGGAGTCAGACGCGAGAAGCTGTCACCAGCAACCACAAATCCAATCTCATAGTTAGCGTTAATCCAAGCTGGATTGCGACGAGCTCCACGGCCATTGGAAACAGTAACACCAATCTCAGGCTCGATAAGGACAGGACGTCCTTGGCCATCAAAGGTATTAAAGCGCAGTGGCTGAGAGTCAACGCCGAAAGCAAAACCACGATAACCTTGGAACTGGTAGCCAGTCAAAGCGTCGTTTCCGAGCTTAAACGAACCAGCAGTAACATAGTTGAGGTCTTCTTTGACATCGGCATCATTGCGGAAAGCCTCAACTTGGTCAATCGAAGCGATCACCATGAAGAAGTCACCAGCAGAGGTGCCAAATGGCTCAGCAAGCAGATCTTCACGCAGGAGCGATCCGAGCTTGTAGAGAGTTTTGAAATTCATCTGCGCATCAGGGAGCGCATTGTAGAATTTCGTGTCAATGGCCTGAGACTCGCCAGTGACAAGAGTGTCAAAGGAAAGACCCTTTTTGGCCAAGAACTTTACACCAGAGCGATTCAAAAGAGTCGCACGGATATCAGAGTTCATGATTTGAAGAATGCCTTTTTCCAAAGCCATCTGGGCTTGGAGATATGCACCCTTGAACGCAGTGCGCGAAGTTTTTACGCAGACACGAGGACCACGACCACGCAGAGACTGCAGTTGGTAGGTATACTCGGTGGAGCCAACTTCGTCAGCATCAGCACCAGTTCCACAAAGTGTGACATCATCACTGAATGTCGGATTTGCGAGGCTGGACTGAAGAACTGCTCGTTCTTGAACGACAGAGCGAACAACATCCGAAACATTCGGAATCGTTCCACCCTTGAGGATATTCATGTAGGGAGATTTGCGAGCAAGAACCTTGCCAATCTGTCCTACAATTCGGTTTGTGTCTTTTGCGGCGAAATTTTGAACCGCAGACAAGTCAATACAATCGTTTGCCATAATATTTACAATTTGAGTTTGTGCTTTGATATAATTAAATATCGTTGAGGTTGAATTTTGATGGAAAATTCCATCACTACTTTTCGTCCTCGGCACGCTAGGACTTTGTTGCGGCCAGTCTGCAGCAGCAGGTCTGATGCTCACCAATTGCTATCGGCAATTACTCGTAATCATCAAATCGCTCTATATTTTACAATCGTCAACAAAAATATTTATTTGTCTAAAATCTTTTTCTTAACAAGATCAATTGCTGTGTCGTCTTTTACGCCATGCAGCCATACACAACCATCTTTGGCAATGCTATCAAATTCTTTATCTGTCAGATCTTTTTTCCTATAAAGATTCTGTATTGTTTTTATTTTTTTCCATCCAGCCTTTTCGAATTCATCTGCGAACCAAGTGTCCCAAGCACGTGTTTCTGAGCAACCAATAATCTTTGGGCTTATTCTTGAGACCATAGGATGGAACATTGCATTGCCATTGATGTGTCCAATCTCATGCTCTCCATTGTTGTGCCAGCAACCTGCGACAGAATAATCCTTGTCCCATTCTGCGATTAATTTTTCTTGCCAGTCTTTTGCGATCGGCAAAGCATCAACCTCAGTTGTTAAAATAAATTTATAGTTCCAGAGCTTCTTCGTGTGCTGATTTGCTGCATGATCCATAAGATCGCACCAAACTCCATTAGACCCACCAGGAAAACCAACCTCACGACGTGCAGACCTATGCACGTGGACTGTCTCGAAGCTCTCAGCCAATATATTTTCTAATTTTTTGTTCGCTGGACAATCCCTGCGATAAACAACGCAACAATCTGCATGGTCAAAGTGTTGGTCTCCTGCAAAATCAGAAAGCAATCTTGCTATCTTTATGGCTTGTGGAATTTCGTCTTGATAAACTTGCAATGCGTATAGGAATGTTTTCATTTTAGTATTTCTTCAATTTTGTTTATGTGATCTGCAATTCCTCCCCATGACCAATGTTGAATTGCGTATGTTTCTTTTTCTTCTGATTTTAGCCACGAGAATTTATCATTGCAATATCTATATGCCCATTGACCGAGTGTGTTGAACTCGCTATAGGTGCGGTATGGTTGTGAACAGATCCAAGTTTCAAGCTCGTGCTTCTGGTTTTGTTTGACCCACTTCCTGAAATCTTTGTATATCCAGCGTGGATAAATTATTGGCAGTCTCCGCATGTATTCTTTTTCATCAAGCCAACCAAGTGTTATCCTTGCTATTGGTGGCCAAGGAGACACAACATCTGTATCATAAAGAATTATTGGCTTTCCATATTCGAAAAAGTTTTCAGGATGTGTTTCTTTAAAAAATACACAATCGCTGTCAACATGCAAAATAAAATCTGCATCACAGTAATTGTCAGCATACATTTTTGTCACCTGTTGTGCGAGATACCCTTCACAACTATCACAAACTCCATGGACAATTTCTCCATCTAAAAAATCTATTTTAGAAACATCTTCATTTGGAACTGCAATATGGACATTATTAAAACCTTTGCAGAACTTTCTTATGCTCTTTAAACAATATTTTAACCACTCAAAATCATTGCTGTATGAACGAATAAATATGTCAGTTTTCATTTAGTTGTGCAAAGAATATCATACTGGTCTCCTTTTTCTGGATATGGCTTTGTTTTATATCCAATGCCAGAAAGATAATTTTCAATTTCTTCAGCACTACAGTTGTTTGCTGCTAGTGCTGTTTCATTTATTTCGATCCACATGCTTGGCTTGAACTTGCTGATTGTTTCTTTTGCTCCTTTCAAAACATTCATCTCAAATCCCTCGACATCGATTTTTATAAATGAAACATCTTTTATTGCCAATGAATCAAGACACATTGTTTGTATTTTGACTTGTCCTGATTCTTTTATCCGTCCTGCTCCTGCATTTGGAGCCAACTCGTATGACAAAAATTCTTCTTTGTCTGACAATCCGACATTGAATGCAGCAGCACTTGGACAATTATGCTTAAGACAATCGAATGCAATTTTGTTTGGCTCAAATGCATAAACATGACCATCCTTGCCAACTTTATTTATATAAGCAATTGTATGATCACCAATGAAAGCACCAACATCAATGACAGTGTCGCCTGATTTAATGTGCTCAAGTATAATCGGCAAAGCATACTGGTCGTGATCAAGTCGTCCTGTCTCCTCAACCCATTTTGAGATATGTGTGTCGCCATCAATAACTGCAATATTTCCATGGACAATTTTCATAGCATCTTGCTTAAGTTTGATGTGTGAACTCCGTATGTTCCATAACCAACATGGATTGCATGTAATTTTGTATCAACATATGGCTGAAAACCACACTCACGAGCTCGTCGACAAAATGCAATGTCTTCTCCAGCACCATCTGTGTCTGGCTGGAAGAAGTTCCATGGCAACTCGTCATTTCCTGGCGCCAATTCAGGGAACTGATTCATCATTGTTTCAAACACTTCGCGCTTGATCAACATGCAGCCAGTGCCAAGCCAGTTGCATGGCATTACAGAATCAGTGAATGAATTCACTCGCTCTCGGTATTCAGAATCATTGTGCAAACTATTTATAGCACGACCATCC